AAGTGCAACAGCTCCTACTACAAGTTTAGATTTAGGAGATTTATATTTCGACACTACTTCAAACACAATGAAGGTGTACTCTAGTGGTGGATTTATAAATGCAGGTTCTTCAGTTAATGGTACAGCAGATAGATATAAATATACTGCAACAGCAAGTCAGACTACATTTTCAGGTGCAGACGATAACGCAAATACATTAGCTTACGATGCAGGATTTTTAGATGTTTATCTAAATGGAATTAAATTAGTTAATGGTTCAGACTTTACAGCATCTTCTGGTAATTCAATAGTTTTAACAGTAGGAGCTTCTGCTTCTGATATTTTAGAAGTTATTGCTTATGGAACTTTCCAATTAGCTAACTTTAGTATTACCGATGCCAATGACGTTCCAAATTCTTTAGGTACTGCTGGACAAGCATTAAGAGTTAATTCAGGAGCAACAGGTCTTGAATTTGCAACAATACAAGCATCAGAGATTACAACAGTTGGAAACGTATTTTCTAACTACAACGAAATTTCTAGCAACACAACAATCACCACATCAACAACTAAAAATTCAGTTTTGTTTGGAACGATTAGTGTGACTGGAAGTGCAATTCTAACAATAGCTGGTTCAGGCGAATTTAGAATTATTTAATAACAACAACAAACAAGGAAAAAATAAATGCCTAGTAAAATACAAGTTGACCAAATTGCAGGAGCAACTGGTTCAACAGTAACTTTACCATCTGGTCAAACTTTGGATTTATCTAGTGGTACAGTTACCTTACCGAATAGTGCGGTAAATTTAACAACAAAAGTAACAGGAACTTTACCTGTAGCAAATGGTGGAACTGGACTAACTTCACTCGGTTCTGCTTCGCAAGTATTAAGAGTAAATAGTGGTGCTACTGCATTAGAGTTTGGAACTGTTAGTTCTGGTGTAGTTAAAAAAATTCATTCATTTTCTTTTAATACAAGAACTGCTGGTAATTCATCAGCAGGAGACCAATTTACTTTTACCTCATCATTCACACCTCTTGATGCTGTAAATAATGATTTATTGGTTCAAAGTATTGTTCCTATTGATAATGATGGTACAGGAAATGATTATGCTGGTTTTGGCATAAGATTTACAGGAAACTCTACAAGTACAAATTATGATAATTTTGGAAAAGGTTCTCAGTATGTTGATAGTACTCCAGAAGGTGCAACTCTTGGAATACAATCAAATCACTTTATAGTTCCTGCTAATACAATGACTAATCAAACATATACAGTTAAATTAAGAACTGAATCAAATGATTCTAATGGTACTCATTATTGTCCAAATTCAACTGATGCTGCAAGACTTGCAACACAAACATCAGCAGTTTTAATAATAACTGAATACGCAAATTAAAGGATATATTATATGAAATATTCAACATTTTTAAATAAAGCATTAAATAGCTTTGAAGGTTTTAGAGGTGCTAAAATACCAACTAATCCAACAACTGAACAAGAGTATTTAGCATTAAGAAATGCTGTTGATGATGGAAGTATTTGGCAAGATGAAAATAATCAACCTACTTGGCAACAAATAAAAGCTAAGATTGATGAATTACAAAATGCTTACGAAACTGAACAAGAAGCTAAAATAGATGCTAAAGTAAGTGCATTAGCAAAACTTTCAGCACTTGGTCTTACTGAAGAAGAAGTACAAGCAATCATTAAGTAAAACTTAACAACAACAACTTAACTAATAGGAAGTCGTAAATGACTAAAGCACGAGATATATCTAAGCTATTAAGTACAGCTAACGGAAAAATAGCAGGAGCAAATCTTGATGTTTCATTTGAAAACATTTCAGATACAGGAACAGCAGGAACTAAAGTCGCATCAGGAACTACAGGACAACGTGGTTCTACTGCTGGTCAAATACGTTTTAATTCTGAAACAGGTTTAGCTGAATATTATACAGGTACGGAGTTTAAGGTTATAGATAGTCCACCAACAATTACAGCAGTATCTCCTTTGGAAGTAGATAGCACAGCAGGTGGTAATATTACTTTCACTATAACAGGAAGTAATTTTCAATCTGGTGCAGTTGTTAAATTTATAGGAAGTGATGCAACAGAAATTACAGCATCAACAACTACTATAAATTCTGGTTCTTCTATTAGTGCTGTTATTGCAAGAAGTTCTTTTGTAGGTGCTAAAGAACCTTACGATGTTAGAGTTATAAATACTTCTGGTTTATCAGGAACTTTAGATAATCAAATTAATGTAGATGTATCGCCAACTTGGAGTACAGCTTCAGGTTCTCTGGGTTCTTTTGTTGAAGCAGTAAGTCTAAATGCAAGTGTATCTGCAACAGACGCAGACGGAGATACTGTAAGTTATTCTGAAACAGGCGGAACAGTTTTAAATACTAATAGTTTAACTTTAAATTCTTCTACAGGTGCAATTACAGGAACAGCACCTACAGTTAATGCTGATACTACTTTAAGTTTTACATTAAGAGCAACTGCAAATTCTAAAACAGTAGATAGAGCATTTAATATTATTATTAAAAATCTAAATACAAACGCACTTTTATTTGATGCTACTAATTTAAATAATTCAAATATTTCTTTTCCTTTTCCTTCGAATAGTGGTTTGAATGGCTTATCTCCTTCAACAGCAGTAACATTTACAAATATAAATGGTTCGTCAGGAACTTTAGCAAATGCAAGTTTATTAACTAATAAAACAAGATTAGATGGTTACTATAACCAAAGTAATTTTAAAACTATGGGTACTACTTTTTGGACAATAAGTGGAGCAACTAGTAATTTAAATAGAAATGATGGGAATAACAGTAATTGGTTTGGTGTATATAGTGCTGCTGGTTCAAATCGAGTTTGGTTCACTTTAGATATGGGAGAAAATCCTACATTTAAAATAAGAAGATTAGCTGGATATGCAGAATGGAGAACAGCTAATGGCGATTTTATGTTATATGGTTCAAACAGCTTACCATCATTAGATGGCACTACCTATTCAACAGGTGGTTTAACAAGTTTAATGTACTTAGTTAATCCTGCACAATATTGGGATAGTGGCTATTTTACAGGAGATTATTATAGATATTATGTTTTCTCTGTAGTTGGCTCAAGTAATTATGATTGGGGTTGGGCTGGTACACAGTGGTATGGAGATTATTACTAATAATTTTATAACCTCAAAAAGACCATAAGTCTTTTCTTAACAACTAACAAAAAATAATATGACAACACTAACTATACTTATAGTTTTTATAATCGGAGCTTGGCTTGGGTGGAGATATGAAAATCTAATTAATGATTTTGTAGAAAGCATCAAAGCGAGATTAAACAAATGATGCCTTACACAGCAGACGAATTAGAGTTTTTAAATGCCGAAAAGAATTAAAAAAGCTGATCCGCAAGTTTCATTAGCTTCAATCAATCAAAAGATTTGTGAGCTGCATAAAATAGTTCAAGGAAATTCAAACGACATACAGATTATTAAAGAAGAGATAGCATATGGCAAAGGTGGAGTAAAAGTTCTGGTATGGATTATCGGAATTGTTGTTACTCTAATTGCCGCATGGAACATCTTACCTTTTAAAAAATAATTGAAACATTACAACAAAGGAATTGCAGCTCATATAATTGCAATTCTTGAACTCCTGGATGATGACCATCTAATATTCACTAATGTTAATGGTGTGGGTCCAATAGACATTGTTACTGTTAATACAAAAACAGGCAAAGTTGATCTATATGATGCCAAATCTGATCGTGAAAGCAGGCATTACAAAAGACCAATTAATGACATTCAAAAAAAATTAAAGGTTAAACAATTTTATATAAATCTAAAAAAGCGAACTTACAAATTAGGTAACAAAACAGGATCTATTTTTGCAAATGAACTTACAGATAATAAAAGATAGGATTAAAAGACACGAAGGTTACAGAGATACTGTTTATACTGATAGCCTTGGTTATAATACTATTGGCTACGGTCATCTTGTAGTTGAGGATGGCTTTATACCTGGCATCCAATATTCAAAGAATGAGCTAGAACAAGTCTTTGAAAAGGATTTTGCAGTAGCGGTTCAAGGAGCAAATAAATTAGTAGGAGATTTTGATCTTAATGATGACGCTTTTGGCGTTGTTATTGAGATGTGTTTCCAATTAGGATTTCCAAGAGTATCTAAATTCGTAAAGTTTTTATCTGCATTAAAAAACCAAGACTACGCAAGAGCAGCAAATGAAATGCTATTAAGTAAATGGCATGAACAAACGCCTGCACGTTGCCAAGAATTATCAAACATTATGAGGAGCTGCGAATAATATGTTAGGATTTATAACTGCATTAATTAAAAATCCATTAACGAGTTTAGTTGTAGATAAAACAGTAAATGCAATTAATCATCATTTAGAAGTTAAAAAGTTAGAACGAATTGCAGAGATTGAAGCTGCTAAAGTTGTTTCCGTTGCACAAGTAGAGGCTTCAGAAAAAAGTTTAAAAGATGAATATCTAACAATCTTTATTACAATCATTATTGGTATGGCATTCCTGCCACAAACACAGGCTTATGTTATTAAAGGTTTCGATATTTTAAAGCAGGCTCCAGCAGAATTTTGGTGGTCTGTTCTAATAGTATTCTCAGGATCATTTGGAATTAATGTCATCGACAAATTCAAACGATAGCTGCATCTACAAAACAGCATTCGGCTGTTTATTAAAAAACTGCAAATGTAATTATGGCAAAGTATCAAAGTAAATCTGTATCACTTAACAAAGTGATGCGAGGCGATGTTAAAAAATTTAAAGTCTTTGTTAAAAAAGGATCTCGTGTTGTCAAAGTAAATTTTGGCGATCCGAACATGAGTATTAAAAAAAATATTCCAGGTCGTAAGAAATCTTTTTTAGCAAGGCATCGCTGCAGCACTCCAGGACCAAAGTTTAAAGCTAGGTATTGGTCGTGCAAAATGTGGCGCTAATTAAACAATCAATACATCAATGTCAAATAACGCTGCAAAGCGTAAGCGAGTGCTTACGTTCAAATGTTCTTTTTGTGGAACGCAATTGGATAGCAACGATACCTTTGTTGTTAGTGCAGAATATAAGCATTTTTGTATTAAAATAAATCCAGGTCATCCTCCAATTAAAGATTGCATGGAAGATTACCGCAACAAAATAAAAGAAGATCATGTACGGAATGAACGCTTACGGCAAGAAGCCGCTATCAAAGAAAAGCAAGAACAAGAAAAAATCAGGCAAGAAAAGATAAAAGCAATTCCTGCTTTAGAAAAAAAAGTTCAGGAGTTTAAACAATTTCAAAAACAACAAAGATTACAAAATGAAAAAAGGTTATCACAAAACTAAATCTGGTAAGATGGCTCGCAAAGGTTTGTACTATAATATTAATCGTAGAAAAAAAGCAGGCACAAGCAGAAGCAAAGCTAAATCAACAATATCTAAAAAATCCTACCAATCCTTATTAGGTGGCTTTAAATAAGCTATATCTACCTAAAATTCCTTCCATAAAGACTCCAGGATTAACGATTTAAAGTCGTTACTATACTTGGCTCCTACCTAAAAACAGACTCGATTTTGAGTCTATAAATCAAACTTTTTTAAAAACCTCATATAAGACAATATAATTTCTGGTACAAAAATAACTTGTAAGTAGTGGTACAAATTCTCTATAAGATTTTATAATATTATGGTAAATAATTTGTATAAGGTGCAGTTTTTTTTTTTTTGCAATACAAAAGAGTTACACCACTTTGTACCAAACTTGTACCAGACGATTTTTGTCGTCTAAAAGTCAATGGCGGGGTAGCTCAGTTGGTTAGAGCGCAGGACTCATAATTTTAGTTCGTTCTAGCTTTGTAGTTGTTAAAATTAAATCAGTCGCATCTTTGTTAACTTAACAAAGGAAATAATTAATCAGATAGTTTGTCAGAAAGTATAATGAAATCAAATCATTTTGATTTTTGAATATTTTTTTTAAAACTTTTTGTACCAAATTTGTACCAGAATTTATTAACTTATTTTGTTTAGCAACTCATAAGTTATATTTTTGTAGAGTGCAGGCTTTGTATCATTAAGTCACTTGCCAACTTATCTGAGTGCATTATTAAATTAATATGAACTACTACTTAATAAATAAAAGAAATCTTTGGACCATACAACGTAAGCAAGATCGCAAGCAAATGGCTCCAGGATTTAAGTTAAAATCTGAAGCTAATGATTATCTTGAAAAGCTATTAGCTAAAGATGCAGCACAAACTAAAAATCTTTCAGAGTTTAAATTTAAAGAAGAATGGCTTGCCTATTCTAATAAAAGATTATTGGATGCACAAGATCCTAATAATCGTTTGACAACAGGCGGAGTGCAAACTTACATTGGTCATTATAATCAGAGGATCAGCAAGTATATGCCTGATGTTCTTTTATCTGAATTTAATATTTTAGTTTTAGAAAAGTTTTTATTAGCTGCTCATAAAGCTGGACAGCCATACAAAACTTTAAGAAGGCAAGTCAGAGATATTAGAACATTTTTAAGACGAATGAATGTTGAAGGCAAAAAACCATGTCTTGAAGTTTTAAATTTTAAGATACATGAATTTTATGCAATCGTTCCAGCCGATGATGATAAATTTTTTACAAAAAAACCAACTGTAATAAATGACAATCAAGTAAAGGCAATCCTGGATAAACTTAATAATGAAAAAAATAAAGATGCAGAATGCGCTATGAAGTTTGCAATCTTTACTATGTCATTGTTTTTTGGATTAAGAAGATCTGAATTACTTGGTCTTAAAAGATCTCATGTAGATTTAGAAAATGGTTATCTAAATGTTGAAGGCGTTAGAGATCGTAACGGAGCATGGTTAAATCGTACAAAGAACCAAGCTAGCAAAAGAGCTATTGAACTTGATGAACATTCAAGCAAGTTCCTTAAATATTGGTTAGATTATGTTAATGAACATTATCAACATTCTCTTTGGTTATTTCCAAGTTTAAGAAAAAGTACATACGGAACTTTATCTCTTAAAAAAGTATCGGAATTAATCTGGACTACTTACGCTGATATGGGGTTGGCTACAATTGAAAGAAGATATGATGGTCATATTAAGGTTGTTGAGTCTTTATTTAAAGGCGCACCTCTGAAAACTTTTAGACATAGATTAGCAACAATGCTTATTAACTCTATGAATTCTGAAAAAACTTTAGATGCTAACTACGTTAAATCAGTTCTTGGTCATAGTCGTTTCCAAACAACTAGCGGTATTTATGGTAATCATTCCTTAGTTGGTACTGCTAAAGAACGTCAGGAAAGAGTAAAAGCAAAACAAAGAGCTTTAAATCACGACACAATATTTAAAAGTTAGTACATACACTAACTCATCGGAGGCTTGGATCGTTAAAATCTGAGCCTCTTAATCAAACTTTTTTTTATATTTTATTAATAAAACGTTACCGCAAAGGTAATCGTTATTTTTATAACAGTAGTTGTAAAGTCTTGTAGCTTTATTATTTTTTGGTAATTTTTTTAATTTACCTTCAACATCCACAATAAAAGAATATTTATTATTTAATTTTATTTCTTCTAAATTTCCACCAATAAAAGATTTAGCTTTAGAGTAAAAAGATTGTTGATTGCCTGCTAGAGTAATTGTTTTTATTTTGTTCATAACGTAACCGTATGTTCCTGCTTTCTATTTAGTTAAGAACCAATTAAAGTTATTTGTTAAAAAACTAAATTACTTTCTAATTGTATTATTAAAATAAACCAGCAAGCACTCTGGAGTTAAATTTATTTTTATTTTGCTTTATTTTTATTGGATTTGGCAAGAACTCTTGTACCAAAAGTTGTATATAAAATTTGTAACAAAATATACACATTACTTTTACGATTTTTTTTTCTTACGAATAGCTACTTTAGAACCATCTTTATACAAAGTGTAGAAATTTCCTCTACCATCACCATAGTAACCTGTTATATCTTTTTTAGTCTGTCTTAAATTTTTCATAATAGTTAACTTTATCTTCTTCAGTTATTTCTTTGTGTCTGCCAAATTGTTTGTTGTTAGCTATATCGCTTTGAGTATGAATATTAATTTCCTCTTCGCATTCATTCAGTTTATCTTCTAAGAAAATAATTCTTTGGTTTTTATCCTTAATTATTTTTTGTAAATTCTCATTCTCTTCAGCTAGCCTTTGAAAATCCTCTAATTTTATTTCAATCATTTCACTCATAATCTTCAATAATCTCAACAGTATCTCCAGGAACTAAATCATATTTACTGTGAGGCTCCTCTAATTGAGCTATCTCAGCTTTAGTTTCCTTTAGTATTTGTTTAACGTGATCTTTAGTTTGGTCCAAAACTACAGATAAATTAGGATAATTCTGCGGATATATTCCATAAATGTATAGATCACTTATAGATGTCATTAACCTAGACAATCCTTGGTATTGTTTTTTTAATCTTAATATTTTGCTGTCGTATTCAATCATTATTTTTCCATAGTAAATACAGTAATAGCATCGCCGCTATAAAAAACATTTCAATCCAAAGAAGGTTTTGTACTAGTTCCAACATCTATTGCCTGTTTAATTTTATATTTAACGTTAAAAACTTTTAGGTTTAAAAACGTTGCATTAGTTATTTTTTTACCTTCTTCAACCTGCGCTGCAGCTTCATCTGGATATTCTTGCTCCAGGATAAAATCACAATTGCCTGTTGTTGTTTTCACAATTACTGACATATCCTTGTTACAGAGCTTGCTGCTGTTTTAGTTACAATGTTACCTTGGTTATTAGTAAAGCTAGTAAAAGGCATATTATCAGTCATAATCATCGCTAATAATTTTTCGTGTTCGCCTTTTCTTACTTTAATATAAACACACCATTTGGCACTTACTTCAGGATGTTGTTTTTGAAATTCAATCTCAACATCATCAACTCTAATTATTGCCATTAGCAGCTCCTTCATATTTAAGATGTAGCGTTGTGTTGTGATAATCTTTAACAGATACATTTTTTGAAAGATCCGCCATCGTTGCAAGATTAACAGAGCCTAATTTAAAATCTTTATCTGAAGTGTTAAAAAAATTAGCTTCAACCAACTTACTCATTATTGCGATGTAATCTGGATTGATTAAATTTTTAATTTCTTCTTTAAAAAAATCAGCAAATTGTTTTAATCTAAATATAGTTAGAGCATTAATACCATTTTCATATTTATAGATTTGCTGATAAGCGACACCAATTACTTCAGATACAGCAGTCATACTTAATTTTCTTAAAACTCTGCAGTATCTTAAATTAGCACCGATCATTTTATTAAATGGATCTTCAATACTTTCCATCATCTTTTTACGCATCTTTGTTCTCCTGGTTGTTTGGTTTATTTGTTGTGCTTTCAAAACAAGCAGCTGGAAACTCTTTAAAAGTATTACCTATTCTTAAAAAGTAGCCTGGGATGTTATTGAAATTTTTTATGTACCAAGATGTACCGATTATATTTTGACAGATACCTGTTGAATTATCTTTAAATCTAGCCTCACCAATGATGGTCCTGTATCTTCTTCTAGGCATCGGCAGCCTCATTAATTTCATCTAAAATATGCTGCTGCTCAATAATTCTTGCTGCAAGATTTGAAATTAGTCTGCGTGCAGTAAAGCTATCAAAGAACATTATATCGGCATATTCTGCAAGTTTTTCTACATCTTTGTTATCTATTGGATGAAGATCAAAATCATTTAAGTTCATTAATGCTTTCATTTTTTTTTGAACAATTGTTAATTCTTGTTCAATTTCAATTAACTGTTTGTTTTCCTTACCAGGAAATAAAATAATATTATCTAAAATTTTGGTCATATTTTTTTAAATATTTTGTATATTGTTTCATTACTTTATAATCAGACGTTGTATCTTTATGAGATAATTCCAAATTAATTTTAAATTCTTTATAGTTCATAATAGTTTTTAAATTTGTTTGTAAATTCTTTAGTTTCATTTTTTTCATGTAACTGTCTTGCTTGTTCCAAATAACTTTGTGCATCAATGTAACTATCTTCTTTAAATTTATGTGAGGCTCTTACTAATTTCGCTGCTGTGTACATTAAGCAAACTTGATGAGCCATAATTTCTGTTTTTAATATTTCAGAAAGAAGTACGGACCAGACTTTAGCAATTGATTTCATATTGCAATCGAATGATCCATACTCCAATTCTTTTATTTTTCTTATGGAGTTCAATCTTTTATTTAGATTGTTTGTTTCCACTCTTACTCCAATCTTTGTGAGCCTCTTTAATAAAGAACTCAATTGTCTTACTCATTGATATTGGCAGCTCAAATCTTTTAGCAGCCAACTCTTCGATCTTTTTGTAAGTTTCAATGTTGATAGCTATTGATTTAAACTTATCTGGATCCATTACATCTTCTCCAATTCATCTGGGTTAAAAGATGTTTGCGCAGTCATTGTGTTTCCTGCAGCATCAGCAAGCTCAACTCTGTGGAACCAATAATATTCAGATCCTTTTGGCATTTTACCATCGCCATTAGCAATCGATTTATAAGCACCAAATCTATATTTCACTCCAGCAATATCTATTGATCCAGAGAGATCATAACTGTTTGGATTTTTTTTATCAGATTTAGGAACAGCAATTCCTAAATTCTTTTTTTTAGTATCAACCATTAAGGTTAACTCCTTTGTTTGTTAGGTTAGTTTTTACGACTGTAAATTTTTCCATAAATCTTTTGTAAGATAATGGATTATGCACTTTCAATTTCTCGAAAGCTGGTTTGTAAGTTGACAGCCATGCTTTGTAGGCTCCAAGATGACTAATTACTTCAAGCTCTGTTAAAGCCTTTTGTAGTTGTTTATCTTGCTGTTCGATTGCCAGACTAACTTCTTCAGCAGAAGCAATCTGATCGTTTATTATTCCAAGAAATGCAAGCGCACGACCTACTGCAGAAGTTTCTGCATTTTCAAGCGCACTTGTTTGGTTAATTCTGGATGCAGATCTAAATTCTTCTGCAAGTCCTGTACTAACGTGCTTTCCTTCAAGGAATATATCCGCCTGGACAACAGCTTTTTCGTTATCCAAATGAATTATTTTTGTTGTTATATCTAATTCAATGCCTAAATTTCTGCGTGCTATAGCAAGTCTATGTGCAACAGTTGCATAATCTTTGCCGTGAATAGATATGGTTTGACCATTCAATGAATTCTTAAAATCACTAATGGTTTTTACTAATTTATCAGCCATAAAATTAAACCTCCTGTTGTTGTTATTATTGTAAGTGCTAATAAAATTCTTTGTCGTCTTAACTTTTTACGCAGCTTTCGATCTTCTAAAATTAATGAGCCAATATAATTATACATTCCACAACCTCTTAGCTTGCTCGACAAATTCTTGACCAATGTTCCATTGAAACGGATGATCGAATTGCGGATCCACATCTTCAATTAAATTTTTCTTAATTTCATCAACACTTAAATCTTGGTATCTTGTAAATAAACGTTCTCTTCTTTTTGCTACATTTAAAATATATTTAAAATTCTTTTTTAATCCTTCAGCTGTAAGCCATGGACAATTTGTTTCATCAAAGATTGCAAAGTCTTGTTCTGATACATAAAGAAGTTTAATTGGAACTTCATAATTGTAAGCAGCAGCATAAAATGAAACTTGAATTAAATGCGATTGAGAAGGCAAGGCTGGACATTTAGAAGATACAAACGACAAAGTACCATCTTTTTTTATTTTACCTGGTCTTGACCATGAAGTCTTTAGTTCAAGGAGAAAGGAACCAGCAGGCTGGGGTATAGGAGAAGAAATGCCTGTTGGAAAAGACTTGACTAAAGATCCAAACTCAAAATCACTTCTTCCGATAATGTCAAGAAAGAGAGAAAAAACATTACCTGGAATTGTTACATGATTTTCGCAAGTTACAGGACCAGCCTTACCTAATTTTCCAATTGCTTGGAAAGCGTTATCAATTGTACTAGGAATTGTGTTTAGATAATGATCTTTCTTTGCTTGATCTTTATCATTCACAGGCTTGTACGTTTTGAATTCATCTATTGCAGCTCTAATTGCAAAATCCTTTTTTAATTTTATATGATTAGTAGGAGATAATTTATTTGCAGAATTTAACTTCCATAAAATATCCGCATAGTGCCATTGAAGAGCATTGTTGACACAAACTCCTGCAGCCATTTGTGCGTTGCCTTCAAATAATCTTCGAGTAGCTTGATCGCAAATTACATATTTATAAATGTATGGACCATCAGGCATTAAAGTCTGAGTTGGTGAGTGATGAGTTAATTTTAATTTTGCAGCAAAAATTGGAAGTTGATTTTTAATTTCCGCAAGTGGATCTAAAATTTTATTTTCTGAAATTATATTCGTGTTTGTCATAACACGAGATATAAACTGCTAGTCTAAGATGTCTATAGAAGTTGTCAGACTTGACTATGATTTGTCCGCAAAGGCTCTTTTGTCTATAACGGCTGATATGGCAGTATTGGCACTTTTGTTTGTTCTCTTTTTTTGTCTTTGTAACCACATTTCAAATTTATCCGCAGGATAATGAGGTCTATTACAAACTATAAAATATTCTGGAACATCACCTTTATTGGCTTTTGGATTTTCTCTCATGGTTCTTAAAGTGCGCTCATCAATACCGTACAGTCTTTTAATTTTAGATGGTTTTAAAGCAACGCCTGTAAATTCATTCATGCTGTTTTTTTTCTCTGAATAGTTTTAATTCCATCATCTAAATTACCAAGCAAACTTTCATACTGATTTAAAACTTGTTGGTATTTCTTTTTTACCTCTACACCTTTTTTGTGATCCTTAATTCCAAATAATAATTTTTTTGTTTCTAATAAAGTTTTTTCAACGTTGTCAATTTTTTCTTGGATGTCTTTACGCAAAATTGCGCTTTTAACTCTATTAGATTTTTTTGTAATTATTGGATCAACAATTGCAACTACAGGTGATACAAACAAAGGATCAACAATATCTTCAATTACAATTTTATTTTTTGAAAAAGGATCTGGATTTAAAATATTTATTTTACCACGAGCATTTTCATAAATACCGTAGTAATATCTTATTTCATCTATTCCAAATTCTTCATGTACAAATTTTTTACCAATAATAACTAATTTACCGTGATAGTTTTTTGTATCACTACCTTTATAATAAAAAATTATGTGATTATTATAAACTGAACCTCTGCTTAAAATTTTAATTGCTTTGATAGATGGTCTGTAAATATCTCTTGGTACAGTAACTGTTTCGTTATCGTAATTCCAAATTTCTCCTGGAACGTAATTATGTTCTCCAAATTCATTTCCTGATAATAAATCTACAGCTCCCCAGACTTCACAACGCAGCTCATTAAATAATAAATCTACAGGATCGCAATTTAATATTTGTGAATAATGTATTGCTTGATCGATAGATATATTTCTTTTGCCTCGAACTTCTTTCCAAACATTTGAAAAATTTTTATCAGCTTTATCTGCAAAAGATTTATCATCAAAATTATTTATGTGTAATTGTGTACTTAGCTGTTCTGCTGTATCTGCAATTGAAAAATGGCTGCTTAATAATTTTTTTTGGTATTCACTTTTTTCAAAAGTCCACTCACTAATAAAATTTTCTTTGTTTTTAATAAAATCTAAAGCTAAAATTTTTCTATAAACATCAATAGAATTGCCGCTGACTTCATAATTCCATGTCTTGCCTTTGTAATCTTCACTAATTTTTAAAGACCAAATATTAATTGAAACTGTTGCAAATGTTCCTGTTTGAATTCCTGGATTTTTTTTGAATGATATAAAGTAATCGAAATCTTGTGCCGACATTAATTCTAGTTCTGTTGGCTGCGCTGGTTTCCAGATATTTTTTAAAGCTATTTCCATAGATATATAAGATTATATAATTTAGACCATTTCTATAGTCAAGTATGACAAAAGACTTGACAGGCTATCTGGGTAAATTATTGAGGATTTGCGATGAATTTATACGGATTAAATAATGGCTAGAAATGAGTTTTATAGCGTAACACGCACTCCTGTAAGCATTTGGCACAGAAATCAGCATGATTTGATTGCCGCAACGGATATTGATTTATGCGAAATATGTCCAGCTTGCGCTAAAATCCTTGTAATTAGCGACACAATTTACAATGTGGATGGCTCATTTAGAGGCAAATCAGAGTGGCTTCAAAGACCATACAAAGAAATAGCCAAATGTTTAAATATTCCATTTTGGGAGGTTTTTTACACAGTCAATGAATTTGACGCACAAAGACCAATTGTAGAATTTAATATTCGAAGAATTTATCCAAATCCAACAAACGATTTAATTAAATTAGCTCCAGACGAATACCTGCAATACCTGGAACATAAAGTTCAGCAACATATTCCAGATTGCAAATCCAAAGAATATTTAAAAAAAAGAATGAACACACCGACACAACAAAACAAAACATTAGCAAGAAAAAATAATTATGAAAGATTATTATCCTAGCTGCAAAGCGTTAATAACAAATTTAAAATTAACAAATCAAGAATTTAGAATTTATCAATATCTTTGCTCTCAATATAATTTACGAAAACATGAGCCGTTTGTTCGAATTGTAAATATTGCAGGATTTTTTCAAATATCAATCGCAACAGTTAAAGAAATATTATCCAGGCTTGCAGAGCTGGAACAGGATCAAAAAAAATTACTTACAGTTAATTTTAATGGAACTTATTTAGAATTTGAAATGCCGTATTACAAATCTTTTTTAGAAAATTTAGGATTTAAAAAAAATAATCTTGCGGCTGGTTTTAAAAACGTACAAAATAAATTAAAAGAATTAAATTCGCAGGCAGATACTAAAATATATTTATTTCCTAAATTAGATCAATTTGATTTGTCTGAGGCTTTGCGAGATATGCCAGATGAAGATTTTGATAAAATAAAGCCAAGTCAATTAAGATTTCCTTGGGTATATTATGATGAAAAAACTAGACGAACAAATACTCAATAAAGAATTATATACAGAAGTTCAGCTTATGATTTTGCTGGAGGATGCTGTTTATACTGAAAGATTTATATCAAAACCTAGTAATCGCAGAGTTCCTGCTATGTATAAGATTATAGAATGTTCTTATGATGAGCAGGATTATGGATATTATATTGCATCATACAAAGGCAGAGCAACGCCAAGGCAGCTCACAAGATATAATTTTGCGGTTGAAGTTATGCTTATGATAAAATCTGATGTTGATATTGATCCTGTATTTGCAAGGAAATTGCTATGGATGAAAGCAAATAGATTTCCAATGACAAAGTTAGCAAAGATGTTCGGTTATCACAGAACTACATTAAAAATTAAATATCAGACAATATTGGAACGATTAGTTAAAAAAATAAATTCTACATTTTCGTTTGACAGACTCGACAAAATTCTTTACAAATATTGATACGCTCATCGTATTATTTATTTCTCACACACATCATAAATAAAGTTATTATCCTAGCCTATACAAATAAGCGAACAGCTGTAAAATAACAGTCTGTTGTCAACTACAGTTCATCTATGCGCTGTTGTTTATTTTTTAAATAAAAAGTCTTGCAACAGGATAGTTAAGAATAATACTCACAACAGTACTTATGAAGAAGATTAGAGTTGATTGCGAAACCATAAACAAACAAAATAAACTTCCTTGCAAAGCTCCAGGAATATTATGCAAGAACGGTAATATTCGTTGTAGAGTTCATGGTGGATATTCCACAGGTCCAAAGTCTGCAAAGACAACCGAAGGTAAGATAAAATTATTAAAGAATTTAAAACTTAAAAATTATGAACGAATTGCAACTGACATCAGAAATAGAGAACTCAATCATAACTCAATTGATGAACGGAACACCATTAACCAAGATTTGCAAAGCCAAGGATAGTCCAAGTTTATCTAAAGTTTATAAATGGATTGCAACTAACAAAGAATTCGCTGATAAGATTTTAACTGCAAGACGCATTGGAGCGCAAACATATTTAGACAGTATGATTGAAGAGCTTGAAGGCGCAGACAATCGCAACATACAAGTTGTTAGAGAAAAATTACATCACTATCGTTGGTTAGCCTCAAAGCTAATTGGTATCTATGGTGATAAACAAGAAATTAGAACAGACAGCAAGATTGAAATTACTTGGAATGTGCCAGACGTTAACACAAATACAAATACGAATGTGATTGATGTGAGTGTAAGTCCAGATGATATTAGTTTAAATAGTTCGGTAGTGCGCACATAAAAACATATTCTCGCACGCATCAAGAGGTTAGGAATTTAATAAGTAATTAATAATTTTTGTACCAGACTTGCACCAATATATTAAATAGATAAGGCAATCCGCTACAGAGTGTCGGCTAGTCAAGCTAATGACTGTTTTTCGCCAGGCAAATTACGTTTTTTCTGAGGTACTACACCTCAAAATCGTGGGTGCGGTCTTTATGCGATAAATTACCGATCAAACAAATGAACGAACGAACACAGTCATTAATGAAATATATTTTAGATAAATACAAAAACATACAAGCGGTTACATTCTCAACGCATAATAACGATCTTGTGATTAATTTCTCAGGATTTGAATGCGAAGAAGATTTAAAAGACTTTGCAGATTTTGTATTTACCAAAATCAAAATGCAATATGTGGATCTGCACAAGATGCCTAGCATTCACTAATGAAAGTTGTTCTACCTTATACACCAAGAAAACAGCAAGCCTACGTTCACGATGAACTAAGCAAATACAGGTATGCGGTTCTGTGTTGTCATAGAAGATTTGGCAAAACAGTTTTGTGTATTAATCATTTAATTAAAATGGCGATGACGAATAGAAATCATCAGCCACGATATGCTTATATTGCACCGACTTATAGTCAGGCAAAGAAGATAGCCTGGGATTATTTAAAACATTTTACCGACAAGATACCTGGCACTAAATATAACGAAACAGAGTTACGTTGTGATTTGGTCAATGGAGCCAGAATAACTTTATTGTCATCTGAAAATCCTGATAGCATTCGAGGAATATATTTAGATGGCTGTATTATTGATGAAGCTGCACAAGTTCAAGCTGCTTTAATAGATGAAGTTATTACTCCTGCGTTATCGGACCGCAAAGGATTTATGATCCTAGTTGGAACGCCTGCAGGTATGAATAATTTATTTTACGATTATTACCAAAAAGCTCAGTCAAATAAGAATTGGTTTTTATATAAAGCAAAAGCCTCTGAAACAAAGATAGTTGATAAAGAGGAATTGCAAGCCGCTCTCGGAGTTATGGGGGTTGCTAAATATAACCAAGAATTTGAGTGTTCTTTTATTGGTAATATTAAAGGCTCTATTTATGGAGAACTACTAGGCAAACTTGAAGATAAAAAACAAGTTGCCTCTATTCCTTATGATCCTGCTTATCCTGTAAATACTGCCTGGGATATTGGATTTAGTGATAGTACATCCATAATATTTTTTCAGCAGATCGGACACGCTATTCACATTATTGATTACTATGAAAATAATAATCAGGCGTTTCCACACTATGCACAAGTCTTAAAAGAAAAAGATTTTGTGTATGAAAATCACTACGCACCACACGATATAGAAGTTACAGATTTTGCCTCTGGTAAGACCAGAAGAGAAGTTGCTTATCAAATGGGGATTAGATTTAGAGTAGCACCAAAAATTCCGTTAGAAGATGGAATACATAGTGTCAAAATGGTTTTAGAGAGATGTTTCATTAATATTGATAACTGCTCTAAATTAATAAATGCACTACGTCATTATCACCGAAAGTATAATGACAAAGACAGAGTATATAAACTTTCAGTAAATCACGATTGGTCATCGCACGCAGCAGATGCTTTGCGAACCTTAGCCGTTGGTTTGCAAGAAGTTAAAATTTTTAACAACACCAGCCGACAACAAGTGGCTGATAACCAATTTAATATATTATGAGTTTTATTTTTGGAAAACCAAAAATGCCAGAACCTCCAAAATTTATAGAACCTAAAGTAGAGGCGGTTCCAAATTTTGAAGATGTAAAAAGAAGAGAAGCAGAAGAACTTGCTATGCGTGAGAGCATGGCTAGAAGAAGAGGTAGACGTTCTACAATATTGACAGGTACAGGACTTACAAGTTCTCCTGAATTAGATAATAAAACTTTATTAGGCGCTTAGTCATGGGGTTAGGAAAAAAGATTGTTGATGTAATGCAACAAGCTAAAGCAATACAAAAAGTTAAAGAAGAAGCAAAATCTACACCAGCTGCCAAAGCAACAGCAGATAATAAATTACCAATGTCAAAAAGAAGAACAAGATCTTTGCAAAAACAAAGTCAGTTAAATAATCAAACAACTTTACTAGGAGGTTAACATGGGTGGACCTGTTCCAAATCCG